CATCAATCAGGAAATGCTTTAGATGTAGTACCTTATGTTAATGGTTCTGCTTCATGGGATGAAAAAGAATTATATAAAGTTGCTGTTTGTATGTTACAAGCTGCAAATGATTTAAACTATAAATTAGAATGGGGTGGATTTTGGAAAACTTTTAAAGACTTACCACATTATCAAATTAAATAACATGAAAAAGGTTTTAAATATATTAGGAAGGATTTTAAAAGGTGCTGGAGATGCTTCTACAGGTGGTGTAGTTTCTGCAGTTTTAAATTCTAAAAATAGTCCTGATGGTGGAGAAGGAAAATATGATATAGCTAAAATTTCAGGCTATTTAATTATGGGTTTTATAATCTTTGGTGTTATATTCAAAGGTTTAGAACCTGAAACTGCTGAAAAATTAATGAAAATGATAATTAAATTAGGTTTTTGGTCATAAAAAAAGCAATTTAATACTGAAATACTTTTTATTTTAGTGTTTCCTTATATTGTGTTTGTTTCGTATAGTTTACCCTTGTTTATTGATTTAAACAGGGGTTTTCTTATTTAGAATCATTATAAATAACGGTCAAACGAACTTTTTTTGTTTATAAATTGTTTATTTATTCAAATGTTGTCGTATCTTTACAATATGATAAACGCAAACACAAACACAAACACTATGAACTTCACAGAAAAATACGACTTAAAAGAAGAAAACGAATTACTATTAGTAACAGATAAAGAAGAAATTTTTGTAGTATGTTATGATGTTACAAAAGATGTTATTAAGGCTAGTGGTTTTTATGATTATGATGCAGAACCTGATAATGATGAAACATTAATTAAAATAGATTTACTTTGGTGTTATAAATCTAATGAAGGTGCAGATAATTTAGGAGATGCTACAGAAGAACAAAGAAAAGCAATAGCAGAATATTTAAAACAAATTAACGAAGACTAAAATGAGTTTAGAAAAGCAAATAAGGCTATTAGTAAAAGATTATAAAAAAGATTATAAAAATACACCTTTAGTAGTTCTACAATCAAGGGCTACTACTGATGTTATTTTATTAATAGAAAAAAATATAAGTGTAATGCAAATGAGATTAGATTTTAATAAATCAGATACTCATAGATCATACATTATTAAAATGGGCTTAATTAGACTAAAAGAAAGGAAATATAAAGCAATAGATTATTTATTAAACATTTAAACAATTAAACAATTAAAACTATGAAACAGGTAAAACAAAAGGAGTTAATCCATAGGATAGCTAAATCTAAGGAAATTACATTAACAGAACTGGCTAAGGTATTAAACTTAGAATTAAGTTCTTTTAGAGTAACACTAGAAAGAAACAATTTAATGCTGCATCAATTTCTAGCAATTTATAAATATGCTTATGGTAAGGAATTTAAAACAGATAGTTATTTTTTAGATATTATGCGAGAACTTTACGATTTTACATTAAAGCAATATGTAGAAGCTATGAAAGTTGATGAGGATAAAAAAGTAATTGTAACACTTTACAATAAAACTAAAATACAGTTAATTAATTAATCAAATGATAGAAGAAGCTAAAAGAGAATTAAAAAAGATTGAGTATAAATATAAAAAATACAGTAATAAATTTACTAGACAAAAGTACGTTTTTGAAGATATAGCTTTAAAAATAGATTCTAATTCAGGAGATAAAAAAAAGTTATTTATTGAGGTTAGAAAGTTGTATAGTAAAAAAATGACTTATTAATAATGAATATAAATAAAAAAAGATATGAAACAAGTAAATTTATTTGGTAAAGATTTTGAAAATAAACAAGATTCAAAATATACTTCTAAAATAAAAACACCAGAATACGAACCAAAAAATAAAAAACCACATATTTTAGAATTATGTAATAAAAGTAAAACTAATAGGCTTTTAAATGAAATACAAAGTGCAAATATTACTATTGAAGAAAAAAATTTTTTAATTGATGCAGCACGTAGGCACAATGTATTTAATTATTCAAAAATTGCTGATTATTATGCACACTCTTCTAGGGAAATGCAGGAATTAATGGAAAGTTCTGCACTAGTTATTATAGATTTTGAAAAGTCGATTAAATTAGGTTATACAAAATTAAGTGATAAATTATTACAAACATTTTTAAAAGAACCTACAAATGAAAAATAAATTTGTTGCATTTATATTATCACATGGAAGGCCAGATAATGTTATAACTTTTGACAAATTAAAACAACATGGATATACAGGAAGAATAATTATAGTAATAGATAATGAGGATAAAACATATAAAAAATACTATGATAATTTTGGTAAGCAAAATGTTATTATGTTTGATAAAAAAGAAATAGCTAAAAAGTTTGATGAAGTTGATAATTTTGATAATAGAAAAACTATTGTTTATGCTAGAAACGCTTGTTTTAAAATAGCAGCTGATTTAGGTATAGATAATTTCATACAACTTGATGATGATTATTACTGGTTTGGTCATAGAACAAAACAAGGTGCAAAAACAACAAGATCTTTAGATAGTATATTCTCACATTTAGTAGATTTTGTAAATGATACAAAAATTACAACAGTATGTTTTAGTCAGGGTGGAGATCATATAGGAGGATATGATGATAATAAAAAGATAAAAAGAAAAGCTATGAATAGTTTTGTTTGTTCTACTAAAAAACCATTTAATTTTATTGGTAGAATAAATGAAGATGTAAACACCTATACAAGATTAGGAGGATTAGGAAAAATATTTTTTACTATTAATAATATACAATTAGATCAAAAAGATACACAAACTAATAAGGGAGGTATGACAGATGTATATTTAATTGGTGGTACTTATATTAAATCTTTTTATTCAGTTATTGTAAATCCTTCATGTGTTAAAGTAAAAACAATAACAGGAAAGCATACTAGAATGCACCATCACATAAACTGGAATAATGCTGTACCTTGTATAATTGACGAAAAGTATAAAAAAAAATAATATAAATAAAAATAAAAAGTTCAATTGATATATTTATAAAAATAAAATACTAATTTAGCTAAACAAACATAAATTTAAAACTATACAAAATGAAACAAATTAAATTATTTAATCAAAAAGTTGAAATGATTAGCGTAGAATCTGTAATAGGTTCAGGTTATGAAGAAGAAGTAGCAAAATTAGCTATTGAAGATAAAATAGCTTACAGGGCTGCTAGAAAAAATATGCAAATACATTCAGCTATTATATTAAAAGTAGACGATGAGTTTGCTGGTTTTTTTACATTTGAAATAAATCATGATGCTAAAGAATATTGTTTATTACAATCTGCAATGTATCCTAAATTTAAAGATGTTGAAATTTATCAAAAAATGGTAAATAAAATAATTGAAGGTAATAAATATGGTTATCCTATGATAATGACAGTTTCAAAAAAACATGATTTAGAAAAGCCTTCTGTGTTTGAAGAAATAGGATTTAAAGTTAATTTAGATAAAAACGATTTTAAATATATTTATTATGGAGAAGCTGAACAGGTTAGAATGAAACTTTTAGCACATACTGCAATGACTAATCTTTGGAGATCTACATCAGGATTATGGCTTAAAAATAAAAGGTCATGGAATGCTAAAATAGATGAAGCTGGAAAAAGAAATAAAGTAGCTAATCCAAGATTTGCTAGTAGAGAAGGTTGTTGGCAAGGTTCTAAAGGTTTTTCAAATGTTGTATTATCTAAAAATAAAATAATTAAAGGGAAAATTGTACATGATGATAAAAAAACATTAAACGGTAATGCTTCTGTATTAGATCCTACTGCTTGTGAAATAATAGCACGTTTTTTTATGCCTAAAAACGGTTCTCACGTTTATAATCCTTTTGGAGGTGGTGTACAGATGGGTTTTGTAGCTGGTGGTTGTGGGTTTAGTTATGAATCTTCAGAAATAAGAAAAAATCAATGTGATACTAATAATGATATTTGTAAAGATTTTGATAATGTAAAATGGCATTTATCAGATACAAGTAAATATATTCCTAAAGTAAAAAGTGATTTAACTTTTAGTTGTCCTCCTTATTATAGAGTTGAAAAGTATATAGATTATGATGGTTTACCACCTGAAGGAGAAATAAACCATTTAGGAAGCTATGAAGAATTTAGAGATACTTTATTTAAAGGATATTCAAATGCAATAAAAGCAATGAAAGATAATACTTTTTTTGTAGTAATGACTGGAGATAGTAGAGATAATAAAGGTGCTTATTATGGTTGTGAAGCTGAACATGAATTATTTTTTAAAGAACAGGGATTACATATTTATAATAAGGTTATTTATTTAGAAAGTGAGTTTACAAGGTTTTCACAAGCTAAAAAAACACTACATAGTAGAAAATACCCTAAAGCAGATCAAAAGATATATATGTTTTATAAAGGAGATATGAGTAAAATTAAAGAGTTATACCCTAATATTGGAAGATTATAATGAGAAGTTATAGCAATAAAATTACCCTTACCAAAAATGGTAGGGGTATTTGGACAATAGATCCTATAATGGGCTGTAAGTCTGGAATTAAAAAAGATAAAAAAGGTTGTTTTTCTGATTGTTACGCTGCAAGAAATGCTAGAATATATGGATATGATTTTACGGAAAATATTTTAAGAGATTTTGAAAATGATAAACACCTGCAATCTATAATTAGAAAAATTAATAAATTAAATTTTGAATTTATTAGAATGGGTAACTCAGGAGATCCAAGCGAAAACTGGAATCATACAATAAAAATATTAGAAAAACTTAAGCCAATAAACAAAGAAATTGTAATTATAACAAGACATTGGAATAAATTAAATTTAGAACAATTAAAAAGAATAAGTAAGTTAAACGTATGTATTAATACTTCTATATCTCCTATTGATGATGATTTACATGGTAATATTGAGCAATATGAAATATTAAAAAATTATTGTAAATCTGTTTTAAGATGTGTATCATTTAATTTTAACACAGATAATAAAAAAGGTATGGATTATGATCTTATACAAAATTGGATTTTTCATAAATATGATGTTTTAGATACTGTTTTTAGATGTAGTAAATCTAACCCTTTATATAAAGATGGAATAATAAAAATAAAAGAAACTAAATTTTTAGGAGATAAATGCTATGTTTCAAAAAAAAATCCTAAAACATATTTTGGTAATTGTGAAAATTGCTTAGAAAAATGTGGTGTTATAATGAAAAAAACATAATGAAAGATTTAATAGAATCAAATTATAAAAGTATTGTAGATAGAGGGTATATAAAGCCCTCTACTACATACATAGAGTTTATAGATAAATTAGATGAAGAAGTAAAAGAGTTTAAAGATGCTTTGAACTGGTGGACTAGAAAAGATAGTTTAGGTTTTAAGCCTATGCACATTTCAGTATGTGAAGAAGTTGCTGATGTTATAATGGTATGCTTAAACTTTGCTAAACATCATAATATAGATATTGAACAGGAAATAAAAAGTAAAATTAAAATAAACGAACAAAGAGCAAAAAATGGAAAATAAAAAAATAATTTTAGAAAGTAATATAATGTTAGCTTTAATGAAAGCAACTATAGAACAGTCAGAACATTTAAGAGGACAATTAAAACAAAGACCTAAACAAGTTTTTAATAGATGGAATAATTTAGGATATTCTTTATTAGATGAATTAGAAAAAAGAAATGTAGCTAATGAAGATTATTTAGAACAATTAACTGATATAATTCATAATGTTTTACATGAAATAAGAAAAAGCAGTGCATAGTTAATTGAAGTAATTTTATTAATATTAAAAGTTCAATAGATATATTTTTAAAGATAAATTTCGTATTTTTGTAGAACAAATTTAAAACACAAACACATGGAAAAGACAATTAAATTATTTACAGCACTTGCAGCTTTTCAGCAAGAAGTACCAGCTATTCATGAAGGTACTAAAGGATATGGATATACTTATTCAGATCTAAAAACTATCTTTAAAGTTATTAATCCATACATGAAAAAAAATGGTTTAGGATTTACACAACTACTACAAGGTACTACAATAAAAACTATTATTTTTCATACTGAAAGTGGAGAAAGTATAGAAAGCACAACAGAAATACCACAAAACATAACATTAAAAGGTATGAACACTTTTCAGGTTAATGGTAGTGGTATTACTTACTATAGAAGGTATTCTCTATCTAGTGCTTTAGGATTAGTAACAGATGTTGATTCAGATGCTACAGGAGAAGAAACTAAAGCACCTGTTAAAAAGTGGATAACAGAAGCACAATTTATAAAAGCTAAAGAATTTACTGCAGAACAATTAGAAACAGTTTTTGCTTCATTTAAATTTAGAAAAGAAGAACAACAAGAAGAATTACAAGAAATTTATAATAATTTAAAATCAATAACTAAATAAATACAATTATGAGTACTTTACAATTTACAGGTGTAATACACCAAATTAAAGAAACGCAAGTTATTAGTGATACATTTTCTAAAAGAGAATTTATACTAACAGATGAACATGAAACTTACCCTAAGTTTATCAACTTTGAATTAATTAAAGATAATTGTGATCTTATAGCTAATCACAAAGTAGGTCAAAAAATTACGGTTAATTTTAATTTAGAGGGTAGATTATGGACTAATCCTAAAACAAATGAGGAAAGATGTTTTAATACTTTAAAAGTATGGAAAATTGAAAGTTTAGAAGATGCTGCACCAATAAAAGTAAAAGAAGATTCAATAAGTACTGAAAGTTCTCCTAATGATTTACCATTTTAAGATATGAGTACATTATATGAAATAAGTGAAGAACTTTTAACTTTATTTTCAGAGTTAGAAGATTCAGATGGAGAACCAACAGATGAGCAGTTAGAAAGATTAAATATATCTGAAAAGGAATTAAAATATAAATCAGTTGCATATTATTCAGTAATTAAAGAAAATGAATCATTTATTAATGTATTAGATGATGAAATTAAGAGATTACAAGCAAAGAAAAAGAAAGCTAATAAACTAATAGAAAGTTTAAGTAATAGGCTTTTAGGTGCAGTTAGTTTATTTGGTAATTTTGAAGCTGGTACACATAGTTTTAAAACTAGAAAATCTACAGTAGTTGATATTGAAGATGAAAGTGTAATACCTGAAGATTATTTTAAAATTAAAACTACTCAATCTGTAGATAAGAAGAAGTTAGCAGTTGATTTAAAAGCTGGAGGTATTATACAAGGTGTAAGGCTTAAAACTAACTTAAATTTAAAAATAGATTAAAATGGAAAACAATTTTTTTAAACTTAAAATTAAATACTTAGTACAAGATCCTGAAAAAGGAAGTATTAAGAAAAAAACTAGTGAATACGTTTTAAAGGCTATTAGCTTTACAGATGCTGAAGCTAGTTTATTAGGTTATTTAGAAAATCAATTTGAATACAATTTAGTTAGCTGTTCAAAGTTTAATATTCAAGATGTTAGAATAGATGAAACTAAAGAATATTATTTTAAAGTTAAAATAGTTTATAATTCTACTGATGAAGAAACTGGTAAAGATTCTAAAGTAATTGATAATTACATTATTCAAGGTAATGATATGGAAGATGTAAATAAATCTATTAGAGAATTACTAAATACTTCTGTTATGGATTATTCAATAGAGAACGTGCAGAGAACAAAAATAGATCAAGTATTCTATGAAGTAAGTATTTAAAAACCTTAGTTATTCTGTGCAGGTTTAGCTTTGTTTAAGCCCTATTACTATTTTAGTTTTAGGGCTTTTCTTATTTATAATGATTCTAAATAAAGGTCAAATGATCTTTTTTCAAACATAAATAGAAAAGTTGTAGTATATTTGAATAAACAAACAAACTAAAACAAACACATTATGAAAAGGGAGTTATTTAAATCAGCATGGCAACTAGTAAAAACATTAGGTATTAGTATTTCAGAAGCTTTAAAAAAGTCATGGAAAGCCTATAAGCTTAAATTAAAATTACAGAAAGGTAAAGTAAGATTTAAGTTTAAAAAGAAATCAGGAGAAATAAGAGAAGCTTATGGTACTTTAAAAAGTGATCTAATTAACTATGAATTTAAAGGAAGCACAAAAGAAAACTTTTCTACTATTGCTTATTGGGATTTAGATGCTGAAGGATTTAGAAGTTTTAAATTAGAAAATTTAGTATAAACAAATAGCACTACGGTGTTTTTTAAAAACAAAATATCATGTATACGAAACTAGAATATAACAAGAATAGAACAGAAAAAATTAATAGCGAAAAAGAATTAAAAGAAGCACTAGAAAAAGCTTTAAATTTAGGTTTTGATACCGTAAAACGTATTGATTTTTATAGACAGCATAACGGTTTATTTATGGGTAGAAGTAAAGAAGTTTTTTATAAAAAAGGAAGCTGGAGAACTAAATAAAACAATTTTAAATTTACACAACATGAAAAAAGAATTAATTAAAAAAAATTGTCCTTATTGCTCAAAGGATTTTGAAACTACAAGAAGTAATAAAATTTATTGTAGTAATAGCTGCAAAATTAAACACAATGCAAATTTAGTAAGAATTAATAAAGGCTTAGATCTTTTAGAATATGAAAAGTTTGTACATAATAATATTCAAAAAAACTATAAACCACTTCCAGGAGATGTAGTATATGTTGCTGATTCTAAGGATAAGAAAATAAAAACAAATACTTTAGGAATTATTACAGGTATTGTAGGTACTTTTAAAGATGAATATGAAGTATTATTTAATCCATATTTACCTGTTTACGTTGATAAAAACAAAATAGTAAGTTGTGCAAGTGGTGTTAAAAAAACAATTAAGATTAATAATTTATTTCATACAGGACAGATTAATATGCTATTTGAATATATAGGAAGAAAAAAAGCAGATGATTTATTCTTAGTAAACAAATTTATAACAGTAGTTTAAAATATAAAAAATGATTAGAGAAACCTCATTAAAAACATTCAACGAAATTAGAAATAATGGAATGCTTACAGAAAGTAGATTAAGAATTTATCGAGCAATAGTATATAATCCAAAAGTAACAAGTTCTGAAGTATTTCATTTTTTAGGATTAAAAACTAATCAATCAGGTAGATTTACAGAACTTCATGAACTAGGATTAATTAAAATACATGAAACTAGGTTATGCAAAGTAACAAATAGAAAGGTTATAAGCTGGATTAGTACAAATGAATTACCTAAAAAAAAGCCAAAAAAACAAACCAAAAAAGAACGTACTGCAGAAGCTATTGAAAAAATAAATAGCTTTATGAGTAGTATTTACATGAATTCTAAACAAGTAAAAGAGTATGATGATATTATAAAATTGATTAAGAAAATATAACAATAAATAAAAAAAATTAAACTATATTTAGCCTATGAATATTGAAACAGTAAAAAAGAGAATTAAGCAAAAAGGATTAAAAAAATCTTTTGTAGCTGAAAAAATTGGAGTTACTAACGTGATGTTTAGTTATTTTTTGAATGATAAAAGAAATCTTTCTTTAGATAAAGAACTAAAGTTAAAAGAACTACTAAACCTTTAAAAAAATTTGTATCATTTGTTTAAATTAATTTATTATTAAAAATGGCTAAAGAATTACCCTACTTTAAATTTTACACTTCAGAATGGTTAGATGGAGATATAACATTAGAAGATTATGAAACACAAGGATTATTTATAAATTTATGTTCTCTTTACTGGTCTAAAGAAGGAAATTTATTTTTAAATAAGATGAAAAAAAGATTTAGAATATTACCTGAAAAATGTTTTAATGACTTAATAAATGAAGAGTTAATAACTATTGATGAAGATGGTAAAATACAAATTTCTTTTCTAAATGAACAGATGGAAGAAAGAGATAATTTAAGACAAAAAAATAGTATTAACGGTAAGAAAGGAGGTAGACCAAAAAACCCAAATAAAACCCAAACAAAACCGATCGGTTTAAACTCGCTAACCCAAACAAAAGCGAATGAAAGCAATATAGAAGAGAGGAGAGAAGAAGAGAAGAGAGAAGAAGAGAATAAAAAGCTTTTGAAAAAAGCAAATAGTGATTTTAAAAAAGAAAGTTTTGATACATTTTGGAATACCTACAATAAAAAAGAAGGAAGAAAAAAGTGTTTTGATAAATTCATGAAATTAAGTAAAAGCGAAATTGAAAAAATATTAGATGTAGTTAAAATTTATGTTTTATCTACACCTGATATTAAATTTAGAAAAAATGCTTTAACTTGGATTAATGGAGAACATTGGAATGATGAAATAGAAAAAAAAGAAACTAAACTAACTACAGCAAATCCTAAAACTAAAGTTGATGAGGTTTTACAGTTATTTGATGAATCTGAATTTAAAGCAATAGAAGAAAAGTATAAAAGCAATAAATCTAGAATTAAAGACAGGCTAAAAGAGTTCTTAGAAGTTCAGCAAATTAAAGCAGGTTTTAAAAATAGGGCAAATGATGAATTATTATATCACTTCATAAATTCAATCCAATATAATCCACCTGTAAGAGTAATTAAAAGAAGTAATGAGCCTGTACCATGGCTTACTAAAGATGTTACTGGAATAGTTAAGCCTAAGTATTAATTTAAAACTTTTAGAATACAATGCAAACACAAAAAAGCGAGTTAAACCCATTATTAACTCCATCAGATGCTTTAATAGAATTAGATAAAATTAGATTAGGAAATGTTGAAAAAGGACACCAAATAGGTAACGAAAAATGGGACGAACATATACTTTTTAAACGTGGTCAATTTAATATGGTTAATGGTCATGATAATGTCGGTAAAACAGATGTATTACTTTGGTATTTCGTTTGTCTAGCTAAACAACATAATTTAAAATTTAATATCTATAGTTCTGAAAACACACATAGGAGTCAAGTATTTAAACTCTTTAACTTTTGGACTGGTAAGAGAATGGATAAAGATTTTTTAACAGATGAGAGAGGATTCCAAAATACTATAAACGAAATTACAGACTGTTTTAAATTTATTAGAGCAGACCAAAGATATAGCAGCAATCAGATACTTGATATAGCAGATAAATATAAAGCAGATGGATTATTAATTGATCCTTTTAATAGCTTAACAACTGAATCTAGTAATAAACATCAAGAAGATTATGATACCTGTGCTAATATTAGAATATTTTGTGATACAACAAATACAACAACTTTCGTAAATGCTCATTTAGTAACTCAAGCTGCTAGAAATGTATTCCCTAAAGATCATGAACATGAAGGTCATTTAAGACCTCCAGAAAAAGCCGATACCGAAGGAGGACAAAAATTTGCCAATAGAGCAGATGATTTTTGGAGCATTCATAGAATGACTCAACACCCTCAATTATGGTCTACTGCTGAAGTTCATGTAAGAAAAATAAAAGAAACTATTACAGGTGGATCTACAACGCAAAGAGATAACCCTATTTTAATGAAGTGGGAAAACCATTGTAGATATACAATAAACGGTAAAAACCCATTAATAAATTCATATAGTGATGTTGGAGATAAAAATAAATCTAATTTAGGTCAAACATCTTTACAACATAAATCTATGAGTAAAATGAGTTATCCAACACCTGAAGATGATTTACCTTTTTAAAATAAAACAAAATGAAAAAATATAAAACAGAAAATAGTGCAGTATTAAAAGCATGGAAGCAAAATCAAGATCCACTTTGTGAAATTGTAGTAAATTGTTTTAAAACAGATTTAAGTTCTATAAAAGCTGCTTTAATTTACCTAAATAAATTATTTAAGAGTAAAGGAATAGCAAATAACGCTTCAAAACTTATTTTAAAAGGCTTAGAGGACTTTAATTCATGGTTTCATTACTATGATATACTTAGGCTTGAGATAGTACGGCTAAGAGAAGCTAATAAAGTCTACAAAATAGAAGTACAAAGATTAAGAGAAGAACTAATTTTATTAAAACAAGATTTTGAATTAAATAATTACAATAATTAAAAATGAAAAAAACAGATTTAATTAATGAACTTTTTAAAGCTAAAGTAATTAGTATTATAGGTGCTGAAAAAATTGAAGAAATTATACAAGATATTAGAAAGTCTTTAGAAAACTATGTAGAAGATAGAGAAGATATAGAAGATATAGAAGATAATTATTCAGATTTATTTTAGAATTTAAAACATGATACATTATAGTTTATTTCCTAATAAAAACTGTATTATATGTAAATGCAAAGTAAAAAATAACGCTTTACATTGTAAAAAATGTTTTAAAAAATGGCTGGAATTAACAGAAAAACAACAGCCGAATTTAAACCTAAAAGAAAAAGACAAAAAAAAGTAATTTTTTTTTAATGTTCTAAATCTATACTATACGGGCTTTTGAAGTGTTTTTTAAAATAATATTAACATTCAAGTGAACTTTTTTTAAAATATGTTTTGTTTTGTAACTTAATTAATCTTATCTTTGAGTATAACCAAACGAAAAACACAACAAAATGAAAACAATATTAAAATTATCTAACAAAGGATTTAAAGCAGAAGTAAGAAGAGGTGTTAATTCAAAAAACAAAGTTTATTATGTTGTTTTTTCAGAAGGTAAACAAGTTTATACAAATTTGTTTTGTAAGAGAATGACTGCTCATAGTGCTTGTTCTGCTTATTTAAGAAAAAAAGCAAATCCATTAAAAGTAGTATAAATAAAAAACACAAAAAACATGAAAAACTTAGAACTAGAAAACAAAAACAAAGAGTTAAAAGATACTGTAGAGTTTCTTACAAGACTTGTTGAAAGCCAAAAACAAGAAATTGATAATTTAAAATTCAATTTAAATTTAACAGAAGAAACACTTCAGGAATATAAAAAATTAGCTAACAAATTAGTAAAACATTAAAAGATGAAACAAGAAGACAAAAACACTATCGCAATTTTATTATTCAGTACTTTGATAATGATTTTAATTTTTATCCGATTTTAAACATGAGAACAATTAAAACAAAACAACAGAAAAAACTAGAAAATAAAGTAGCTATATTTATATTCTGTGCTGCTATGATCTTTTTTATTTTAAATGATATTTAAAACCGTTCTTTAAAACTGGTTTATGTTATAATTTTGCTAGGGTAAGTTTGAAGCCAGTCTTACCTGTTTTTAATAATACTAATAAAGAAGTTTTTAAAATAATATATAGCTGAAAATTTAAAACCACATTTTAGAAAATACTCTTTAATGTGTTTTATTAACACTAAAGTAAAAGCCTGTTTTAATGGCTTTTAAAGACTGTTAAACCACGTTTTAATGTGGTTGTTTAAAGAAGCAAGTTAAATCTGCATCATCTGTAATAGATGGTGTTTTTTTTTGTTAGATCAAAAATAATTTGTTAAATTCAAAGCAAAATTTTAACATATAAAAATGAGCATTTTAGAAGAGTATATTGGAGATTTAGCAATACAATCTATTATTGATAATGGTTTAGCTTGAGAAAACCTAAAATACTTAAAAAGAGTAAAACAAAAAAGAAGCCAGTAATTAAACTAAAACCTAAAAAGAAAGGTAAAAACAGTTTAATAAACGCTAAAGTATTAAAAGCTTTGATACTTGAAGACTTTAAAATGGATTGTATTTTAGAGTATAAATTCCATGATACAAGAAAGTGGAGAATAGATATATTTATTCCTGATTTAAAAGTAGCTATTGAATTAGAAGGTGGTGTATACACTCATGGAAGGCATACAAGACCTAAAGGATTTTTAGCAGATATTGAAAAGTATAATAAAATTAGTATATTAGGCTTAAAGCTACTTAGATATGCTCATGTAGAACATACTTACAATGATATTCTAAAAGACTTAAAAGAATTAATAGATAATGGCAAAGAATAAAACAAGTTTTAAAGCTGGTAATTCAGCTGCTGAAAAATGGACAGAAGAAAAAGCTTTACAATTAGCTGATGAGTTAATAGTATGGCTTAAAAAAGAAGATGTAAATATATTTTATGAAGACTTTCTTTTCATTGAAAAAGATTTATATAAAGAATTAATAGCATACCTTTCTAATAAATTTCCTAAATCATTTGCATTAAAAATAAAAAGGGCAAAAAAGATACAGGAAATAAAATTAAAAAAATTAGGTGTATTAGATCAACTAAATGCTACCATGACTAGATTCACATTAATTAATAATCATGGCTGGAGTGATAAAGTAGATAGTACAGTAGAGCAAACAGTAAAAAGTGAAATAGACTATAGTAAACTAGATGCAGGAACAATTAAAAACATTATTAAGCAACTTAAATCTGACAAAACTAAGGACTGAATTATATAAGAAGTCTTTTTATGAATTTAGTTTAGAAGCTTTTAAAACTTTACATAATGGTCAAGAATTAACTTATAATTGGCACATTGAATATTTATGTGAAAAGCTACAAAAAGAAGCTGAAAGGATTGTTAAAGGAGAAAAAAGAGATAAGCACATACTTATAAATGTACCTCCTAGAACATTAAAAAGTGAATTAGTAAATGTTTTCTTTAGTGTTTATTGTTGGATCTTAGATGATTCTATGCAGTTTATTAGTTCATCTTATTCTAGTAGTTTATCTATAACACTTTCAACACAATCAAGAAGAATAATAGAAAGCGATTGGTTTAAAGAACATTTTCCAAACATTGAATTATCTAAAGATGAAAATACTAAAAGTAGGTACACAACTACTAAAGGAGGTTTAAGGTATTCAACTTCTACAGGTGGTACAGTTACAGGAATGGGTGGAGATATTATAGTAATTGATGATCCACAAAATCCACAACTAGCAAGATCAGAAGTAGAAAGAGAGAACGCAAATAGATTCTTCAATGAAACTTTAAGAAGTAGGTTAAATAATCCTGAAGTAGGTGTATTTATAGTTGTTATGCAAAGACTACACGAAAACGACTTAACAGGAATGTTATTAGATAAAGAGCCTGATGAATGGGATCATACCTGCTTACCTGCTGAAGCTTCACAAAACATAAAACCAATTGAATTAATAGAAAATTATACTAATGGTTTATTATTTCCTCAAAGATTATCTTTAAAAGTGTTAAACAGCTTTAAAACTGGTTTAGGTGCTTATGGTTATAGTGGTCAATATTCACAGATACCTTCTCCTAGTGATGGTGGTATATTAAAAGGCGAATGGTTTAATATTATAAAACAATTACCTAGAGATGCTAATAATAAATTAGTTAATCTTAAATGGGACTTTTATTTAGATACTGCATACACAAGTAAACAAGAAAATGATGCTACAGCTTTAATGTGTGCTGCATTTCATAATAATGAACTTTATATAAAAGAAGTTAAAGCTGTTAGATTAGAATTTCCTGAACTTATAAAAGAGATCCAACATTTTGCATCTGTTAATGGTTATTCTAATTCTAGTAGAATATATGTAGAACCTAAAGCAAGTGGTAAAAGTATTGTACAGATGCTTAAAAAGTCTACAGGATTAAACGTAATGGAAGATAAACCACCTACACAGGATAAAGTTAGTAGGGTAGCTGCAGTATCTCCTTTCATAGAATCTAGAAGAGTTAATTTATTAGATGGTAGATATATAAACGACTTTCTAACAGAATTAAAAGCTTTTCCTAATGCTAAACATGATGATATGGTAGATGTTTTAGTAATGGCTATTGATCGAAATATAACAAGAAGAAAAAAAGTTCGTGCGATTGCTTAATTTGTTTTATATTTAGTCGTGAAAAAAACTTTAAAGCATTTTGAAAAGATAATTTTAGAACTAAATAAAGAGGGTAAAAGTTCTTATTATATACAAAAAGCATTACATAGAGATTATGGATTTAAAACATATTCAGGTAATGTTAGAACATTTCTAAGAAAAAGAGGATTAGGAAAATATACTATAGATACTTTTGAAAAAAGCTTAGAAAAAAACAACTTTCAAGCACCTGATAATTGGTCTTACGGCTGGTTAAAAGGAAAAGAAGCTAGTGTATTTGTTAAGAATACTAACGGCTTAATTCCTTATGATGAAATGAGAAAGGAGTTTAAGGAAGAAATGAGTAAATATTCTCCTAAATACCCTAAAATAGATAGAGAACCTGTAAAAGATAACCATTTATTAGTAGTTGATATTGCAGATTTACACGTAGGTAAACTTGCTGAATCTTCTGAAACTGGAGATAAATATAACTCTAAAATAGCAAAACGAAGAGCAATAAAAGGAGTTGAAGGAATACTAAAAAAAGCTTCAGGATTTGAGATAGAAAAGATACTTTTTATAATTGGTAATGATGTTTTACACGTAGATAATTCTAATAAATCAACTACCACAGGTACACCACAAGATGTAGATGGATCATGGCACAAGAACTATATAATAGCTAGAAATGTTTATATAGAAGTTATTAATATGCTTCTTAAAGTTGCTGATGTTCACATAGTACACAATCCATCTAACCATGATTTTATAAGTGGTTTTATGTTAGCTGATTCTATTTACTGCTGGTTTAGAAATAGTGAAAATGTTAGTTTTAATGTTACTAATAACCATAGAAAATATTACAAGTATGGTAAGAACTTAATTAGTTCTAGTCATGGAGATGGTGCAAAAATGGAAGATATGCCTTTATTAATGGCAAATGAAGCTAAGCAACAATGGGCTGAAACTGATTATAGATATGTTTACTTACATCATATACACCATAAAGATGTTACTAAATTTAAAAGTGGTAAAGATTATCAAGGTGTAACAGTTGAATATTTAAGAAGTCCTTCAGGTACTGATGCGTGGCACAAGAAAAAAGGATATTGTCATGCACCTAAAGCTATTGAAGCTTTTATACATCATAAAGAGTATGGTCAATGTGCTAGATTAACTCATTTATTTAAATAAAATTTTAATATATTTACGATATGGAAAAGAAAAAAGAAACATCAAAGAAAGCTAAGAAAGTAGTTAAAGCACCTGTTAAAAAAAGTTTATCCGAAAAAATGGATTCTTTAGTAATAGAGATGCAAGAAATTATTAAAAATGATAGAAAAAGCTTAAATACTTCTTCATGTGCTAATATTAACAAAGCTATTGCAGATTTAAGTAGAATATCTAAAAACCTTAAACGCTAATGATAAAAGTAACTATACTTGATAAAGAATATTTTGTAAGGGACAAGTGGGAAGATAACACAATAAACCAATTAAAAAAGCCACAAGAATATATAAGTAATTTACCTAAGTGGTTAGAAAGCTATATTTATAAAGGTTCTGATTCAGCAGTATCAGATTCAAAGCTTTTAGATTTTTATGTAGACTGGATTGAATTATTTTCTAATATTCCTAGAAACCTTTTAGAAGAAGTTTTAGCAGTAAAAGATGAAGAACACTCTATAATGTTTCTATTTGATGCTGTTTCTAAGTTCTTAGGAGAACCAACAGAAAAAGATATAGTACCAAGTGATACTATCACATTAAGAGGTACTAAATATACTTTAATAGAATCTGTTAAAACTGCTGGAGGTATTGAAAAACTTTTAGGTGGTGCCACTTATAAACACTTTGCAGAAGCTAATGCTTTAGTACACTTGTTTCAAAATAAGAATTATAGAAAGTGGGAATACATTGCACAAATTACTGCAATACTATTTAGAATAGATCCTAATGAACAGTATAATGAGGAAATGATAGAAAATAGAACTAAAGAGTTTGGAAAGTTGCCAGTAAGTGAAGCTTACAAAGGTTATTTTTTTTTGTCAAATTCTTTGAACAACTTACAAAAGTCTATTCTAACATCTTTTCAGGAAAGAAAGGAAAACCAATTAACAGTTATTCAGAAACTATTGTTAAAAATGTCTATTATCAAATTAAGGCTTATGAACTTGCTGAAAAAGGTATTTATAATAAACAAGGATTAACACCACTAGAAAGTGTTTATTATACAAATGTATGGAAAGTTTTTCAGTATATAAGTATTGAAACTGCACAAGATACTTTAAAATCAGAGATGCAAGAAATGGCACATAAAGAAGCTAAAAGATCAAGAAAATAAACTAAACTAATGGAAAAACTTATAACACTAAAGGAAGAGGATTACAAAGAATTATTAAGTAATCAAAAGAAATTTAATAAATCATTTAAAATATTACATTATAAATTTAATGGTTTTTCATTTTCTGAAATTGAAACAGATAGCGAATTACAACTAACATTAATTAAAAAGAATGAAGAACTTTTATATGAAATTGATATTTTAGAAGCACAACTTAAAGTATATAAAAAAGAAGCTGCTAAAGTACAAAGAAAAAATAAAGAAAGATTTTTTAATAATTTATTTTTAAGATCATCACAATGAGATACCCAAAAGTATTAGTAAGTTGCCCTACTGCACAAGCTAAAGACTATTGTGTAGATGAATTTATAGAACAAATTAAAACTTTTACATATCCTTTATATGATATTTTCATATTAGATAATTCTCCTGATAAAAACCATGTTAAAAAGTTTTGGAATAACGGAATAAAAGCAATACATGAACCTTTTAACGGTAATTTTAGAACCTTTTCAGGTCGTGAAGAACTTGCTAAACATCAAAATATTATTAGAAACTATTTTCTAAATTCAGATTATGATTATCTTTTAATGATAGAAAGTGATGTATTTACAGGAGAAAGTATAATAGAGAATTTAGTATCATATGCAGATGTATATAATGCTGGAGCAGTAACGGCAACTTATGAAATTAGAAAAGAAGAAGAAGAGGTACTTTGTTTAACCTCAACAGTAGACCAATTAGGAGTAAGAAGTGAAAAACTACTTAGCCGTTCTATAGGTTATGATGTAATGGGACAAGGTACATTACCTTTAAATCATTTACTTAATGATCCTGAAGCTAATATAACTGCAACTGGAATAGGTTGTACTTTATTTAGTAGAAAAGTAATGGAAAGTGTAGGATTTAGAGTAGATAAAAAACTATCACAAACAGCATATAGTGATACTTATATATTCACAGATATTAAAAATGCTGGTTTTGAGATTTTAATAAATAGTAATTTAATTTGTACACATAAAAAATAAGTGAAATGAGTAGTTTAGCAACAAAAGAAGTATTAGAAAAAGAATTAAAAAGATTTGAAGAAAGAGTTGAATTTCTAGAGGATTATGTAGTAGACCTTTTACAAGATGTTGATAATTTTGAAGCAAGAGATAAAGCATATAAATTATCTATTGAAAAGGAATTTAAAGAGCATTTAATTCAGCAAAGAAAAGAACAAATATCTCAAATAAATAAACAGGATTTATTAAAAGTTGAAGCTATTAAAGAAATACCTGTATTATTAGAAGATTGTAATAAAGTTGTTTTACATATTACAAATGATATTGAAGAACTTAGAAAGTCTAGTAAACTTAAAGGAGAAGCAAAAAAACAGCGTATTGAAGCTATTAAGAATCTTTTATCAACTAAAGAACAAGTTGAAACTATTTTAGAAGCTATTAGTAAAAAATTTAAAGAAGATCCTAAACATTCAGGAATATTAGCAGACTTTAGACAATTAAATGAAATTAAAAAAATAGTTAAGTAGTGAGTTTTTGGGGATTATTATTTGTTTTATGCTTAATTAGAATATTTTGTAAAATAACTTATAACTTCTTAAAAGATATTGACTTATAAACAAAAAAATATAAATAATGAAATTAAGAGTGTTTTTATTCACTCTTTTTTTTATATTAGCAATTAATAGATATTAAAAAATATGGCTACAATAACTAATAAAACTGATGGAATTGAAGTAGTAGATTCACATGGAGATACTTATTTTATCAAGTATGCAAACTGTAAATTAATTAAAAGAGATGTTTTAAATATTTATGACAATTCAGAAAGGAGAACAGGAGCAGCACCAATTAGATTAACTTTTGCTGAAGTTACAAGCCCATCTACAGCAGATTTAGATGCTTTATATACAACAGTTAGAAATTACATAGATTAAATATGGCTACAATTACAAATAAAACAAGTGGTTTAGAAATAGTTTTTGCAGGTGCAACTACATATATTAAACATGGAAATGTTAAATTATTAAAAAGAGGTACTAACCTTAATATATATGATGATTCAGATGCTGATGGAAATCAAAAAGGGCAAGTATTTATTACTATTCCTTTTAGTGAAGTTACTAGCCCATCTGAAGCTAACATAGATGCACTTTATAATACTGTTAGAGGTTATATAGATGTTGCTGCTAGTGGTGGTGGTACTGATCCTAATGCAGTTCATGTTAATGTAGGTTCTGAAATTTCAGCAATTACAGAAAAAACAAGTGTAGATAATCAAGATGAATTTATTATAGAAGATAGTGGTGCTTCATTTGTAAAGAAAAGTATTAAAAGAGGTAATATAGTTAAGCCTATTAATAATAATACTACAACTGCAACTACATTAACACCTGATGTAGATTCAAACGATCAAGAAACTGTAACAGATTTAGCTACTGCAATGACAATAGCAGCACCAACAGGAACAGTATCTAGTGGAATGAAATTAATGTTTAGAATAGCAGATGATGGTACTAATAGGGCTTTAACATGGAATGGTATTTATAGAGCAATAGGTGTAACACTACCAACTACAACAACAGCAAATAAAATACTTTATGTAGGTTGTATATATAGTGAACAAGGTAGTAAATGGGACGTGGTTGCAGTTAAAGAAGAAGCGTAAATATATGAGTGATTTATTAAATTTAATTGAATTAAGTTCTAAATGGGCTGAAGATAGAAACCTTATAAAAGGAAGTACACCAAAAGATCAAACTTTAAAACTTATTCAAGAAGTAGGAGAATTATCTGATAATATTTGTAAAGGTAAAAATCCTATTGATGATATAGGAGATTGTTTAGTAGTTTTAAATAATTTAGCCTTACAACATAAATTAAC